CCGTGAAGGTGGAAGGCAGTAAGGTTATTCGTATGGACGGAGGCGCGGCATGAACGAAACGTATAAAGAAGCGTTCGATGAATTACAGAAACGAACAGGCGGACCAGACGGAGCCACGCCCTTAGAGTGGTGCATTGTTGAAATGCACAAATCACACAACCCCGTTAGAGCGGAGCGGGCGGCAGAGGAACATCAAAACCTACTTGCCCGTTTATCTATGTCCGTTGACAGCGCGATCTTGAACTACAACGAACGCGCGAAGGTTGAGGCAGAGGTTCTATCTCTAAAGGAATACATCGGGACACTCGAAAGAAAGCTAGGTATACGATGAACGAATTACCCCGAGCCGAGAGAGGATCATGGCGCTACCGTGCCCGTCCTATTATCCAGAGGGTACTCAAAGAGAACGAAGGCAAAGACGAAAAGGAAATCAGGAAGGCACTGCGAGACGCCTACCCGTTCGGTCCACGAGAGTACCACCCGTACAAAATCTGGTGTGACGAAATCCAATGGCAGCGCGGGATCAAGAAAAAGAAACTGCGCGAGAGGAAGCGCAAGGTTGTAGAAGTAACCGGACAAATGGAGTTGACCTTATGAACGGGCAACCCATAAAACAACAGGAGAAAAAGCGATGAATTTTACATGGGAAGTTTTGGTATTCACTTTCGTAAGTGGGATGGTACTTGTACTTATCCCTTCGATTGTCATTGCCCGAAAGAAAAACACGAGCGCACTTACAGCGGTTGAATGGCTTGACAATATGGAGCTATCCGGGGTCGCTCTTATCTCAAAGTTGGTTGTGTTGGTTGCGCCTGTTCCCGTGGCAATCACAACCAAAATCCACGCCGCCGAATATCTACCTATCGGGGAGTTTGGCGCATGGATTTTAGCCTTTGTGGTTGAGGGATTAGGGTACGCCGCCGCCTACCGCTTGTTGCAGTTTATCCAATACAACAAGAACCTTGAAGCCCAACGTCAAATAAAGCTGGTGACATACGCCACAGATGAGGAACGCCTGAAGAAAGCCGAGGCGCGTTTAGAGATTGATCGAAAGAAAAGTAATGCGCCTGTTCGGGGTCCCGCCATTGTGTACGCCGCCTATCTGATTGTCGTTATCATTTTCAACGTGTTACCCGAGGCATTCGGAAAAGAAAATGAGTGGTGGAAAATTGCCATGAATGTATGCGTAGCCCTGCTATCTGCACCCGCCGCATATCTTGGTGCGATCAACGCCGTACACACCGAACAGAAGGCGGCTTTATTGCCGACTTCTGGAACTCCGACTTCTGGAACTACTTCTGGAACTCGACTTTCAAAACCACTTCTGAAAGTGACTTCCAGAACTCCGGCTTCCAGAACTCCTACTTCTGGAACTAACCTGCAACCGATGGGGTTTCAGAAGTCCGCGACTTCCGAAACTAAAACCGGCAGACCTTCCATCCACCAAGAGCGAGTGTATGAGTATATGGAACAAGTGTATAAGGATCAGAACCGCGTGGCTTCCTTCGCAGAAGTAGAGCGGGATCTGGAACTTCCACAATCCACGGCATCCAGATTACGGAATTCGTGGGTAGATAAGAACACGAAAGGAGAGCAGTAATGTTCGAGCCGAATAATGAAATGGGCGTGGTTGTCCGCTTTGCGCAGGTATGCGAGGCGCACGGGTACGAGATTGTCAGTATCCAGAGCGCGTATCCTGATGCAATAATCAGAGGGTTTGAAAAAGAATGGCGGGTTGAGTTTGAATATCTCGCCAGTAATTTTCTAGCCCATCGTCACGACCCGCGCAAGTGTGATCTGATTGTGTGCTGGGTCAACGACCTACGAGATAACGAATTTCCCCTGACTATCTGGGAGTTATCAAAATCCTTCGATACATTTATTCCTGAAGTATCCGAAGCAGAAAAGGAACTGGCTTATTACCGCGCAGAAAATAAATACCTACGCCGACAATTAGACCAAAGGTCAGCGCGTTCAAGTGATGGCGAGGTAGCCGAGCGGATCATAACTTTTGTCTATGATATTGAGACCCGCGAAGGTAGAACCCCAAGCAGCCGAGAGGTTGCCGCAGCGATTGGTTGCGCGAATAGCTACGCCTTTACTGTCATGAAAGACATGAGAGACGTAGAGCCAAGCGAGGTCTAAATGCCAGAAACCCCGAACACCCGCCGAACATTCCGCCCGGACGGAGCCGACCCCATGCCGGAACTGAAGAAACACCTGACGCCCGAACAGTGGTTTGAGGTAGCCGAAGCCTGCGACTTTGTGCAAACACAGACCGGGCACGGGCAGGTAGTGATCGAGTTCAAAGCAGGCAAGCCGCGCTTCGTGAAGGTTGAGATCAGCAAGGAGTTGAAGCCATGACGTACCAAGTATGGGACTACGGAAGAACGAACCCGGAGAACCCGGAGCAGGCGCTTTATCTTGGAGAGGTAGAGGCGCCGACATTCAAGGATGCCGCCGCCTTAGCCCGTGAGGCATACCCGGATGCGGTAGCACCTTACGTATTCAACAATGACGAGAAAGGATTTGCATAATGCCAGCAGGATATGAGAAACCCAAGTACGAGCCGAATGTAATCAAGCACAAGTCAAACCAGCAGAAGCACCAGGAGCAGGTGACGAAAGCTACGCCGCGCACAGACAAGACGGCAAGCGACCAAACGAAGGTGAAGCAGAAGGAAGGGAGTTAAAGCCGTGACAGAGTTATATGCACTTGCCCGTAACACGAACGCAGAAGAACTGCGGGAAAAGTTGAAGACTGTACCGCGTGAAGACATCGAAGCCGCCCTGTTCAACGAGCATTACAATAAGTTTTGTTATGAGTGGGCGGATAAAGAGACGGAGAAACGCATCCCGTACATGGGCTGGTTCTGGCGACGTTGCAATTTTTACGAAGGCAGAATACCAGTAAGTACAGATGGTATCTTCGTGGGCGTAACCCAAAGCAACAAATGGGGATACCCCCAGAGATTTCTACAACCCCATGAGGTAAAGATATTCATGGGTTATTTGGACACAGCTATACGAGAGAGTGATAAAGGCGGCGACATGGATGTAATCAACAGCAACGTAGAAACAGAGTTGACCGCCTTGCGAGAGTGGATGCATACCTTGACCATTGAGGAAGAACCCGACACAGAATAGTGCTATAATATCGAAGTAGTCACGCCCGACAGACGCAATGCGCGGGGCACATCTCGAAAGAGGTGTGCCCCGTTTTGCGTTTAAGTCCGGCGATCCCAAACAGAAAATAAAAGAGGAACCCGATGTATACCCCAAGAGAAGAATATAAAAAGAACATCGAAAATAATTTCCAGTACCACGCCCCGAAGCCCGCCGCTTTCCCGGATTTCACCGCGCAGTCTGACAGGTACGAAACCATCCGAAGTGAAGCAAAGAAGTTTGCCGAGCTTCTTGTTACCTTGTGCCCGCCCAGCCGCGAGTTATCCGTAGCGTTGACCGAACTTGAAACCAGTGTGATGTGGGCGAATGCCTCCATTGCACGTAACGAATAAGGAGATATAGATCATGGAACAGTTATTCATTGACTTCGCACAGGCGATCAGCCCCGCATTGCAAACCCTTCTCGAAGGTGTGCTTGTGATCCTTGCCACCCAAGCCGTCGCATGGCTTAACCAGAATTACAAAGACCAGCGGGCGCAGTTGAGTGAGCGCAACCAGTGGGCGCTCGACTTCCTTATCAATCAATCTGTCCGCGCCGCCGAGCAGTTGTACCGTGACGGCAACGGAGAGGCGAAGAAAGCCTACGTCTACAAGATCGTAGAGAAAGAACTTGCCGCCCGTGGCTTGACCATTGACTTCGATGTACTCGACGCCCGGATCGAAGCCGCCGTATATATGGAATTCACCAAGCCAACCCCGCCCATCCCGACCGCCGCTGGGTAGCCCATGAGCGAGACAATAATAGCGGTGATTATCGCGTCCATTGCCTCACCCTTGTTACTCGAAACGTACCGGGCAATCCTCGGCAGAAAGAGTAAAACCGAGGAAGAAACCCGGACGCGCATTACACAACTTGAAACAAGGGTGATCGATCTACAAGCTGCCAACACAAAGCAGCTTGTAGAAATAGGCGTGCTTCAAGCCCGTAATCAAGCGCAGGAGCAAGAAATTACCCAACTACGCAATGAAGGCGAGGCGAAAGACATACGCATTCACGACCTTGAAACGCAGGTAGACGCCCTGAACTTGAAGCGTGGAAGCAAGAGATTGTAATGTCTGAGAACACGCAAAAGACAGGCAAAGGTAAGCGAGGCGGTAAGCGTTCGACCTCATGGAAGCCGGGGCAGAGCGGCAACCCAGCAGGTGGACCGAAGCGAGGCGGAAGCCTAAAGGAAATACTGGACTACTACGACCAGTTATCCCCCGAGGAAATCGCCGCGCTACTTCCACCTGGTGAACTGAAGACAGCTTACCTGCAAATGCCCAAAGGTGTAGCGATGAAACACCTGAAAGTATTACGGATCAACGCCGCCATTATGTTTGACCCTTCGCCTGGACTAGTGAACTTGATACACGAGCGCACTGATGGGAAGGTACCGGACGAACTGAATAACCGCACAACCCTGACCATCGAAGGCTTGAACGATGTACTGAAAAAGGTATATGGACGTACTCGAAGTAAACGCTGAGATAGAGCAGATGGTAATCGCCATGTATGACGCGGGATGTCCCGAGGATCAGACAGAGCGATTTATTACATCCGGCTATGTGCCCATCGAAGGGATGCTACCTTTCCACGCATGGGCACGAGAGGCAGACAAGCCGGGCGGACCGAATGAAATCTCCCTCGGCGGGAAGCGCGGACCTGGCAAGAGTCATACCATCATGGCGCAGGTAGGGCTTGATGATTGCCAGCGCCACGGTGATTTGAAAGTCCTGTTCTTACGCAAGATACAAAAGAGCGCGACCGAGTCATTGGATGATGTAATCCGCAGGGTGTTTGCCTTCACTACCTACACCAGCAGCCGCGACCGCGTATCCTTCCCGAACGGCAGCCGCATCCTGATCGGTGGCTTCAAGGATGAGAAGGACATCGAGAAATACCTGGGTATCGAGTACGACATTATCGTCATCGAGGAAGTGACGCAGATTACCGAGACGAAATACAACAAGCTACTCGGATCGTTACGTACTTCTAAACCCGGATGGCGACCGCGCCTTTACTCATCTACGAATGCGGATGGCGTCGGCTTGTCGTTCTATAAGAAACGATTTGTAGAACCCGCCCGCCTGAAGCAGGAAGTAAAGACCCGCTTCTTAGATGTTACGCACATTCACAACCCATTCGTAAACCCCGAGTATGTGGATTACCTGGATGGTTTGAAGGGTGCATTACGTAAGGCATGGCGCGATGGTGACTGGGACGCCTTCGCAGGGATGGCATTCCCACAGTGGAACCGAGATAAGCATGTGGTGGAACCATTCGACATACCGGATAACTGGATCAAGTGGAGAGCTACGGACTGGGGATACGCCGCACCCTTCTGTACTCTCTGGTTGACCAAGAACCCCGACACCCGCCGCGTGTATGCCTACCGTGAGTTCTACGCCAGTGAGTTGACCGACAAGGCACAGGCACAGGGTATTAAAGACATGACCCCGCCCAATGAAAAGATTGGTATTCACTACGCAGACCCGGCGCTATGGGCAACCAAGAACAAAGACGGAGTAGTCTACAGCACGGCAGATGAGTACCGAAAGTATGGCGTACCCCTGACCAAAGCCGACAACGACCGGCTATCTGGTAAGCGTAAGATCAACAACGCATTAGCAGACCAGCCGGACGGACTACCCGGACTACAGGTATTCAGCACATGCCCGCACCTGATCGAGCAATTATCTGGACTGGCAAGCGACCCGCGCAACCCGGAAGATGTAGACACCGACGCCGAAGATCACGCATACGACACGCTACGCTACGGGTACACGAACGAACGCAGAGTAGAACACAAGCCGCCGCCCAACACCGGCAACCCCCTGAATGAAGTGTTCGGTAGAAAGAGGTATTAACATGGTTATGGATATGGTTCGATTTGAAAAGATACGCAAGGCAGACGATAAGACGATCAGTAACTTCTCAACGCGGGATGAAATGTTCCGCGCCTTCGAGTATATGTACTGGATTGAGGACGAGGTACGCAAGCCGAACGGGTACGACAAGACCGACATCCGCTACACCAAAGACCCGTCCGCCCGCAATGATGTAACGGGAATGCACCGGTTACTGAAGACAACCAAGCCGCAATTCAAGGTTGAGTGTAAGGATAAGAACTACGCCAGCCATATAGAGCAGGCATTAGATGCGTGGTGGAAAGCGAGCTGCGACGTGAAGCGGGCAAACGTACACAGTGACCTTGCCCTATCCGCTGTGCTATTCTCGGATGTCAACTTGCAAGTGTCGGCAGTAGACGACCTGATGGAGATTAAAGGGATACCCGCCACCGAGAAGAACCGACTGAAGGACATCCGCCGACGCACTCCCTTTATCTTTGAAGCCGCCGCCAGTCAGATGTGTTACCCAGTCTTCGGGGATTACGGGCTTATCTCACACCTGCGCAAGTACAAGGCAAGAGGCGACGCAATTCAGGCACGCTGGGGAGTGAAGGATCTGGACGAGGATAAAGAGTACACCGTCCGCGATCACTACGACCTTGAATGGCGATGCGTGTACATCGAAGAAGAAGCCGCGCCTATCATCATTGAGAAGCACGAGATGCCTTATATCCCCGTGGTATCCAGTGTGTCAGATGGCACCGAGATATTTGCAGAGGAACACAAGAAGCGCCAACCCTTCTTATATGCCCGCTGGAAATCTGGACTGAATGAACGCAGTGATGAACTACTTACGACCCTGTTTACATCCACTTACTCACGCGGAACTGGCCCACTACTGGGGATTGACCCGGCTGGATTACAGGACAACGCCGTTGAAGTGAACTATGCGGGTATCGTGCGGTACATCATCGGCAAGGTGACACCGATCAACGATAAAGCCTACGACTCCGACCTGCTCCGCATGAAAGAACTACTCGACAACATGGGCGCGGACAGCACCATCTATAAGCAGACGTTAGGGCAAAGTTCAGGCGGAGGGCAGACACCCTTCTCGTCACTTGCCATGATGTCACAAGCTGGACGCCTGCCCCTCGTACCACCGCAGGAAGCCGTTGCAAAGGTAATCAAAGAGGCGGCAATGATCGCCCTGAAAATGTTCCGTGAGGATGCGATGGTATGGGAAGGATTGAAGCCGACAGAGATCAGCGACGACTTCGACCTGACCGTAACCCTTGAAGTCAACCTACCGCAAGACACCTTCCGTAACGCACAGGTTGCCGGTCAGTTGCGCGGGATTGTCAGCAAGGAATGGACGCGCCAGAACCTATTACAGATCGAGAACAGCGACGAGATGGACGCCACAATATACAGCGAGATGGCAGCCGAGGAAACATTCAAGCAGCTTATCCCGCAACTGGTACCGGAACTGTTTAAGATGTTTGGAGTAGGACAGCAAGCCCAGCCCCAGCCGGGCGGACAAGCACAACCCCCACAACCAGGCGGCGCACCTCAACCAGACGCGATGGCAGACGGAACCGACCCGATGGCGAAGATGGCGGGCGGTGAGTCTATGCCCATGACCGAGCCAATGCAGAACCAAGAAGGTGACTATGGACGGGCTTAGATTGTACGGGGCAGCCGTTGATGGGATTACCCAAGTCCTCAAATGGCGCAAGCAATTCCTCTCGGAGTTTCAAGCGCCGATGCAGATCCGTAAGGCACGAGCCACATTCAACACCTTGCCCCCGATGGTGAAGGAAGCCATGCAGAAAGCCGACCCGCAGCAGTACGCGGAATTAGTAGAAAGGTTGCAACGTGAGACTAACTAATCTCATTCTTTTAGTGGCGCTGATAATCACGATCAGCCCGAAGGAGTATTTAGCTATGCCAACAAGACCGCAAGAAGACCAACGCACGACTGTACAGAAGAAAGCCGCAGTACGCCCGCCTAAAGGATGGACTGGTGGGCAAGGTACGATGTTCGCAGGCGCAAATGCAGGCGGAGGCGGGCAACAGAATTTTACGACTGGAAACCGTGGATACGGCGCAGCAAATGTACCGACCTCGTCCCCAGCCATGCCAGCAGGCAACCCCGTACAGCAACCAGCGCAAGCCGCTCCTCATGTAGTGGGTGCCCAACACGCAGCAGGAGGGCACGCAACTGTACAACTGAACGGGCAACCACAAGCACAGACGATCCACGGTGGACCAAATGGACCGCGAAGTATTATTGTCCGCCCGCCTAACTCACAGCCCAACCCACAGAACACCGGACCGGTACACGTTGCGGGTAATGTTCATACCGTGAATGGGCAAGCGCCGGAAGTGCAAGGCTACACCCCGCCCGCGCCAGGTATTCAACTGGGTAGCGGTGATGCCAATACCTCTATGTCAGACACACTGCGATCATTGGCAGCAGGGAATTACGAAAGCCCAGCAGCCATCCCGTGGGCGGTTCCACAAGCACCACAAAGTAGCGGGTTTGGAAGCATGTACCGAGGCTGGAACAGAGGCGGCGGCGGTGGTGGGTATGGCGGCGGGTATGGCGGTGATGGTGGCACTAACCCGTGGATGAATTACATGATGGGCTTAAACAACTGGCAAATCTAACGAGGCAGACATGGCTAAAGGCTGGGTAAATCCCAAGTGGCAATCATCCCGCGACCGTATGGATCGCAGGCTCGAAGCGGCAGGGTTGCTGAACTACCAGACAAAAGGCATGAGTCAGGATCAGATCGCAGAGCGTTATCAATCTGCGGGAATACGGATCAACTCAGATACGAACTGGTGGAAAGACAACTACGCCGACCGACCACAGAGACAATCTGATCTCTATTCAGGGATGAGTACAACGCCGCAAGGATGGGGCGTACAAAGTGGGCAGCAACAGACGCAGACCCAGCCTATCAACGCGCCAGTATTACCAAAGCCACAAACCACAGGGAAAGGCACGGGCGTATTCAAGCCCTTGCCTGTCAATGTAACCGCGCCAAAGATACCCGCCATCGGTGAGACAATCAACGGGATTACAGTTACGAAGGATGTACAAGACCAGCTTATCCCGCAGGGACAAGGGGCATTCGGCACAACTGGACAACCCATACCCCCGGCACAGACGGACTACACTGCCAAAGACTTTGACTGGACGAAACTTACCGAGGCGCAGAAGGCGCAGGTATTGAAAGACCCGAAGTTCAGCATGTCCAACGTCACGGCGATGGGGCAGCAGGGCTTGATCTTATCTGATGGTCAATTCAAACTGTTCAACCAGAAACCGACCGGAGATGGAACTACCCGCGCACCCGCTTATGGTGGATCGTACAACCCCGGACTTAACCCCAATGGAACAGGCTACGGGATTAATGGCGACCTGCAATGGTGGCAGCCGATGGCGTATACCGCACTCTCCAACCCGAAGACCACGCCCATAGCCCAAGCCGCAGCCATGACTCTTATGACAGGTGGAGCCGGAGCGCCTACTGCCATAGGTATTTTAGGATTGTCTTATATTGCCCAACTGAAAGAGAACGAGAACCCCATACTCTCTGGACTTGGCAGCCTTGCAGAGAAGGGAATGTACGCCCTGAACTTAGGAGCGCAAGTCACCGAGCAGGTAGCAGGTACAGCAAACTACCTATCGGGCGGGAAGATGGACGAGAACATAAAGCTTAAGGGCGCAGAGAACCTACTGCCTGGGCTGGGCGCTATCACTGGATTTGTTCAGACGGCGAAAGACATCCTGACCGGAGAACGATTACAGGAATTTATCAGTGACCCCAAGCTACGCGATGCAGTATGGGGCGCTTCACAGTCCTACTACGAAACCAAAGGAACACAAGAGTCATTCTTAAATAAGGTACTGGAAACCACCATCCAAGACCCGACCGAACGAGCCGACGCCGCCAGAGCGATCAATGCCTTCCTGCCATTAGTGAAGGACGAGAACCAAGTCTGGATGTTAGGCGAAGCGGAACCCGTAGCAGTAAAGCCGGGCTATACCCTTGATGATGCAGTAGATAAGATACTCAACCAGGGCTACACCACCGAGCAGGTATTATCTGAATACCAGCAGGCGTATGGGTTATCTGGTGTTGCCAGTGACTTTATGCTTCAGTCTGTATTCGACCCGCTCAACGTGGCAGATAGTGGCGTGAGTGAAGGCAAGGCGAAACTTGTAGAAGGACAGAGCCAGCGCATTATCGACACCGGAGTAATGACACCGGAGCAAGTGGCGCGGGTAGAGGTCAACACAATCAAGGCGGACGTGTACCGTGAAAGCCCAAGCGTAAACCCCCTGACTGAATACCTACCGTGGAGTGAGACAAGCCGCAAACTGAAAGCCAGCCTGCAAACCGCAGCACAAGGGAATGCAGAGATCGCTAAAGTGTTGACCCCGTGGGAGCGTAAACTTGCAGGACTGACACCGGACGGGAAGATCAAGGAACTACTGCCGACCGACGCCAGCAAGACGGGTATTCCCAAGTTCATTGATTACGTATTCAACATGACGCCCGACTCAAAGGCGCGTTTATTCCTTGACCGTGGCGCGAGCGTGCTACAGTCTGTTTTTGATTTCAGCAAGACCGCCGACATGACACCGCGCCAGATGGTAGACCTACTCAAAGCCAGCGCGAACGCCGACATGGGCACACTCAAAAACGCCGGCGCAGAATTCCTCTCTGCACCAGAGGCATATACGATCATCGGCGCAGCGCGTGACTTCCTGCCAGCTATGGAGAAACGAGCCGCCGCCTTCGATGCAACCGCCGAGCAGAGAGCCAGAGTGACGCAAGCCCTTGAAGCATTGGGAGATCGCAACGTCCTGAAGAACGGACTGACCCAGGCAGACTGGCAGCGATTACAGAACAACCCCGGCGCACTGGTAGATAGTATCAAAAATGGTACGGTCACATTCGACAGCCTAAAGAAAGACGTGGCAATCTTCCAACCCAAGAAGGACGGAACGCCACGGGTAGATTTATCGCTTGAAGAATTCCAAGCCCGAACCGCCGCCGCCTTTGACGACCATGTACTCAACTGGGGCAAGGATTACTTTGGCATTCAAAAGGCTGGACAATTCGAGGAAGCACTAAAAGCCTTGAAAGGGTTACAGTCTCTTATGCTATTGGACATCTCGCCAACCAGCATAATGAACGACATTATCAACGAGCGGGTTATGATTGCCACCCGTGGAACGCTGGGCTTAACAGACAGCGGCATTATCTCTAAGTTCATGGACGACATGGGCGTAGTGAATAAAGGCGATGGCAGCGCGGGCGGACTGGGCGATGCAGTAAAGACCGGCGACCCAATCAGCCAGCTTACCCGAGCAGAAGGCGGTATCTTTACCAAAGCAGCCGACGCCATCCAACAGGTACGCAGCAAGTTACCACGCTCGAAGATTACCGGAGCCACCAACGAGGCGCACCAATTACAGATACGCTATTCGGAAATGAAGAAGTACATGACCCGCAACTGGCAGGAAGGGAAAGGCTTCGACCGTATGCCGCCATCCCTTGAAGCTAAGTTACGGGAATATGGCTATGATCCGCAGCTTGTGTACCAGAACCTACGCAGTACATTTAAGCCGGATCAGATCGACCTACTGAAAGACCGCGCTACCAACATGGACGTGAATACTTTCATTGACCAAGCCGCTACCAAGCTGGGCAAAGACCCACAGGCAGCGCGTGAAACCCTTGAACAACTGGGCGCACTGGATCAACTGAAGGACGGACTGGAAAAAGCGCAGACGATGGAGCAACGGGCGCAGGTATTCGACCGCGTAAGTGAAACCGTTGTGAATTCTATTGACATTAGACTAGCCTCCCAACTCAAAGGGATGTTAGAGAACGTGCGTAATAAGATCAAAGCCGAGGGACCAGCCGGAGTGATGCAGGTATTCCAAGAGATCCCGCTGGATTACTTCGAGCGCAAGATAGAGAACGACAATATCTGGGATGAAGCCTTTGCCAAAGCCGCCGAAGTGGACGACTACACGGTAAAGAACACGATCAAGAACAAGGCAGCCAACGACAACCGCGCCGCATGGAGGCGTACCCAGGCACGACAAGCCGCTTTATACATGGCAGCACTGGAAGGACTGGACTTATCGCGTGAGTTCGGGCGTGACTTCATGACGAAACTCGGAGACGAGCAGAAGATATTACAGAAGTTCTTTGAGGAAAAGAACGCCAAAGCCCAGCAGCTCGCAACCAAATCATACAAAACCCCCGACGCCGCAGCCGCCGCATGGGATGGGTTCTTTACTCAGTTTAACGAACGCTTCGCCGCCGACCAGAAGAAGGTGCTGGACATTCAGAAGCAGCGCAATGCCCTGTTTGCTAAAGAGATGGGCAGGATGTACGGGCAGAAAGCCGAAGCCAGCGCCGCCGCATGGATGGATGGCGTAATGAACAACAGCGAAACGATGCACCAGAATATCGTGGAGTTCCGTAAAGGCTTGCAGGGATTACCAGCCGACGCCCGCGCCGAAGCATGGAAACAATTCAAGCCAGAGTACCAGGCGCAATGGCGGGAGCGTATGAAGGTAGACATGCAGGGCGCAGGCAACCTGTATAAGTGGGATGAGAACCCGCCGTACATTGCCGACTACATCGACCGCGCCAACGTGGACATGGAAGCCGCACTGAAAGCCGACGCCGAACGACGCGACGCGGTATGGCAGATCGCGGATGAATTCGGGTACAAGCAGGACACGCGGGATAAGTTCAAGCTGGAAGGTGGATTACGCAAGGTTGAATATGGCGGCATCCCTGACTTGAAAGGGATCAACGACCCACGCCTGACCCCCGAAAAGATGCGCGAGATATTGACCAAGCGGGCAGAGGTGAAGGCGGCAGAGGCGGCAATGCAACCAGAGCTACCGACCCAGCCTATCGTTGCGGCTGATGCGGTGACTGGTAACGCGCCAAAGATCGGAGAGAATACCAACATCCTGAAAGCCATCGAGCAATTAGGCGGTATCACCAAAGACCAAGCGCGTGACATCCTCGGAGAAGCCAAGACCAAAGGGAAGGTCTTTACGGATACCGGCAGAGGGATTGATGAGGTTGCCCGCCTGCTTGCAGATGAAGGATACCCGATTGACCTGAACAGACCAGACGACATCGGCGGCATACAACAGGCTACCGAGATGATCCAACGCGCACAGGCTGGGGAAGATGTGTACCCAATGGGGCACAGCTTCGACCGCGCCATAGACCGGGAAGCCAAAGCCTACTATGAAGACCAGCGGGCGCAGGAGATCGCAAGGTACACCAACGAGGTAGACGCCTTACGTAATGAAGTAGACGCCTTCGACCGTGCCGCACCGGATGCAGAGCAGAGAGCCATTGCCCTACTTGAACGGCAGATAGAACTTTACAACTCGCCCGAGTCTCTTTGGGATACCCCGCACAATGACGGGACATTATTCGACGGCATCCAAAAGTTGAACGAGGAAATCAATCAACTGGTAGATGAGGCGTCGAACTTCGAGCGCATCCTTGATAACGCATTTGAGGCGCAAGAGAATATCCGCACGATGGAAACCCACGCGGATGGGTTGACCAAACGCGAACAGGTACAAGAGCAGCTACGCAATACCTTTGGAGAGGAACAAGGCGCGGCAGTGTTTGAATTGGCAGACCTACGGGCGCAACGCTGGGCAGAGATGACCGGACGCACCCCCGAAGAATGGTACGCCAGCCGTGTGCAGAGTGTGAATAAAGGCGGAGATACGCCGACACTTGCACAATCTACACCGGACGGAGTAATGGCGAAGGGAGGCGTAGACTTTGACCAGTACGGACGCGCCACCATTACCGCCATGAAGTCGGCTGATGTGAGTACGGGCGTCCATGAATTCGCGCACGTATTCCTTGAAGACTTCCGCCGCATGGTAGACGAAGCCCTACCGGAACACGCCGTAACGATCAAGCAAGACCTGAACACCCTAAAGAATTGGAGCAGCGTAAAGCAGGACGGCAACACATGGAGAGCCACCAACGCCCGCGAATTCACCATCACCGAGGAAGGCGGCAAGTTCCTGTACCATGACCCATCTATGCCTAAGCCTATGGCGTTCGATAACTTCGAGCAGGCACAGGCACGACTTGAACATGAGTTATTTGCGCGTGGATTTGAGAAGTATATGCGCGACGGCAAAGCCCCGACCCGCGCACTGGGTGCATTGTTTGCCCGCTTCGCAGATTGGATGCGTGAGATATACCGCAGCTTGACGGGCAAGGCTGTAAATGTGGACATCTCGCCGCCGATGCGTGACTTCTTCAACCGCCTACTTACGGACTACGAGCGGGTAGACTACGACACCAACGCCTTCTACACCGACGCAGAGGGACGACTCAAGCCGCGTGATACCGCCTATGGATTGGAGCAGATCGACCGCAACCAAGCCACACAACTGGCACAGGAATTAGCAAGCCCTGACCTGATGGCACGAGCGCAGGCAGAGCGGGCACGGATGCAAGGCGAACAAAAGTTAACGGTGCCAGAAAAATACTTGCAGAAACTAGGAAAGAACGAATGGGAATTAACCCGCAACGAGTTCGCAGAGTACCGATCTAAATTTGTGAGCGGACAAAGCGCGGGATCAGCTAAGAAAACAGCACGCCTGTTTTATAGCGATCAGGTTGCGTCATGGGTAAGAGATGGCAAGCCTGTACCTGATTACATTCTAAATGAATTTCCTGAACTGAAAGCAAAAGCCGAGCCGCCCTTACTACAAGCCGAGCCGCCCGTCTATTCGTGGCAAATGACACGCCAGCAGTATGACGCGGCAGTAAACTTCGACGGGAAATTCTTAGACAGTGACCTTGAAATGGGACACCGGATCGCAGTAGAACAGGCGTACCGTGCCGGGCGTGACGTGCCGGAGGAAGTGCTACAACGGTATGACTACCTACTCAACCCGGAGAAGAACCGCTACGACACCACCGACGCACAGGCAAGACGTGAGCAGATGCGCCAGCAAAAGGCGGAGCAGTACTATAAGGATAAGCTATACCGCCAGCAGAACCAAGTGTTTTACCAGCAGGGCGCGGATCAGTCCTATGTTAGAGCTGACTTATACCAAGTAGAGAGAGTGCGAAAAGAATACGCACAAAAAGAAAACCATCCAGAATGGATCGACGAGGCAATCAATAAGTTCGGCATAACAAAAGACCCGAAGGAAGCCGGTTATATTTTGCCGGATGGTAAGCTATTGGATTTGTCAGGAAAGAACGAAGGCGGTACGGCTGGTACAAGGTCGCTTGACCATAGAGACATTGGCAGAATACTACCGAAAGAATATTCAGGTGACACGGCTACAAGTTACCTGCTTACCTTCGCTTCTCAAACTGGGTCATTGCGTATGTCTGACTTAGGAGATCAGCTATATCTTGACATCATTGGAACCGTTCCGACCGACGCACAAATACGTTCCATGAAATCTATTGCTAAAGGCTACGACCAGCTAACAGTAGATATAACCGATGTTCGAGGAAACACCGTATTATCAGCCGACTTCTCTGCAAAGCCTTCGAGTATTGACAGGCTAACAAACGACGCCAGAAATATATTTGAAGGCGCAGAAGATGGGCAAGTACTAGAAAATAAATACACATCTAATACCCGCTTCTATCAACAGGAAGCCGACACCATGCCGACCCTACCCCCCGGAGGATACGATCAACTCAGCGGGTACATGGACGTGGGCAAGATGTTATATGACGGATGGCTGGACGAAGTAAAGCCCATGCTGGACGAGATGAAGAACAGCGCCATGCAACCGGAGAACCGTTACAACTTCGCAGGCATGGACGAGCAGACCCGCAAGCAGATGAACTTATACCTAGCCGACACACGCGGGAAACTTGCCACCTCTAAGAACGCCGCCCGCCGCTGGGGTGATGAGATGGTGGACTTCACGATCTTGGACTACCGCCGACAGTATGGCTTCGATAAGCTATTCAGTTCAGTAGTACCGTATGAATTCTATGGAACTCGCAGCGCCTTGAATTGGGCAACCCGAGTCATGGACAGACCCGCGTACCTGTCACACTTCGCCCGCCTGCAACAACTCCACGAAACCTACGAGAGCCAGCTACCCGAGCGCACACGGGGTAAGGTCTTCTTGCCCATGCCGTTCTTGCCAGAGTGGGCGGGAGGCGGTACATTCGTCGATCCCAAGTTTGCCCTATTCCCGTGGACGCAATTCCTGCAACCGCTGGACGCAATCAAACGCCAGAACGAAACCCTGAACAATAATGCCAGCTACATCCTACGCGACTGGTCCGAGAGTGGGCAGGTATCCCAAGAGGAAGCCGCACAAGCTATGTCTTCTCGCAGTGGCGCGACATGGGAGAAGGCAATCGAACAAGCGAAGATCGACCAGGGCGAAAACCTGAACACCGGAGCCGACTACTTCAGTATGCTATTCGGTCCCGCCCTGTACCTGACCGTGCCGTACTACCTTGCCACAGGTGAGAAGTTCGCCGGTATCAATTCATCCTACCCATCCGGGCAGTTACCTATCACCCGCGTAGGGCAAGCCCTTGAAACTGCCTTCAAAGATACGCCGATGGAATGGATCGGGAACGCAGCCGGTCTACTCGCCAAGCCCGAAGCCATGGCACGGGAAGCTATGGGATTGCCAGAGTTCGGAGAATGGGGAGATTACTACATCGACCGCCAGCTTGCGAACATGGCAGCCGAAGGAACCGCCACGCCTGAACAGATCCAAATGGCGATGATCGAACGCAAGGGCGAACTATACGACAAAGCGGAACAACGGGTACGCGAGGAATTAATGCTACGCATCCCTGGCATGGCACCGCTGTACGGGCTGGCCCACGGCGCATCCTTCGACAAGGTAGTAGGGTCGCTGATCCCCAGCCTTTTCCCTGGTGGATTGGTACCACCCGCCGAGATGGAATATAAAGGCTTGAAGAATGAATACAACCAAGCCTGGAAGCAGTACGAAGCGGGTAACAAAGACGCGATCAGTACCTTCTTTGACGAGCATCCCGAGTATCAAGCCCGCCTTGCCCTGCGCCGCGACCCACAGGAACGCATCGAGCAGTTCCTAAAGTCTCAGATATGGGACGTGTACGGGCAGCTTGAAACCACAGACCGCAAGAGCGCGACCGCACAGATGGAGGGCTTCGCAGAATTCCTTGACGCCGAGCCGGGGCAGTCCTTCAGCGTGGAACAACTGGCGCAATGGGCGCAGCAGTTAGGCGCATTGATCCCACAGGTAGAGCAGACCATGCCTGCCTTCGAGAACCCAGCGCCGAGGATTAATTACTTTGCGCCGGAGATTACCAAAGTCACTGACCAGTTCTTTGAGGAACGAAAGACCCTACACCCTGACTACTGGAAGTATCAGAATGAATACTACGCCCTTGCCACGAAAGCGGAGAAGCGCACATACCTGATGAGTCACCCGCAGCTTGGGGCATACTGGGACTGGAAAGATAAATGGTACAACCGCTACCCTGACTATGTGCCCGTGTTCAACGGTGAGGTATTCAAGAACGTAGACACCCGCGACTACCCACCTATGCTGGTGCAGATGATCCAAATGTACGCCTTGACCGGCGAAGAAATCCCAACCGCGACCCGTCCGCTTCTAGAAATGGCATGGATCGAGGCAGGCAGACCTTACGACAACCTAGATACTTGGATCGACAAAGACTTGATCCCGTCTGTTCGCAACGATATGATGCAGGGCATGGCGCAGTAGTATAATTAGACAGGAGATAAAAAGCGATGATATTTATAATTCAAACCGACGACGAAGTAGCTGGGCTTGAAATAACCCAAGCACTAAATGACCCTGGCATTAAGCACACAATTCTAAGTAAACAAAGGGATGAAAATATCCTGCCGTACTTTGAAAGAAACCAGGCGATAATTGATTTACTAGACGAGGCTCTTGTAAAAATCAAGCTTGACCCAAACGATTATACGGTAGCGGGCAAGATTGATATGCTGGTGAAATACGCCCAACAAGGCGCGCAGAGCTAAACGCGGGGCGCACAGGAGTAGAATAAAGCGATGATGCCACAAGATAATATCGAGTACGCCTGGTATAAATGCGCCACCTGTGAACATCTCTGGTACGGTCCAGTTCTTGATGTTTCCATTGAGTGTCCGCTTGACCGGCAGCCTTTAGTTGAAACTACATATAACGAAACGGATATAGAAAAGGTTGTAAACGAAGTCTTAGCCGGTATCGACGAAACCGAAACAAAGGAAGAGTCTGGCTGGTGGGAAACAAACGCCGGAGCAGACTTCGGGAAGCGCAAGAAAGAAGAACTGCTTAATAAACTACGCCTTATAATTAAGTAAAATAATAACCACCCAGCCCGACAGACGCAATAGCGCGGGGCACGTTCACTAAGAACGTGCCCCGTTTTATTTTAAGGAGAGCTATGGACTACAAATACAAGATCGTACCCAAGCAGAACATGAGTGTAAGACCGACCCCTTCTACGTCCAACTCAACCATAGGACAACTATCCACCAACGCGGCAGGGTACGGGAACACCATCCAAGACTTTCCAGATGGTAGCAAGTGGTTACTGGTGGAAGCCGGAGCAGTGTACAACGGGCAGCCGGTCGTCGGCTGGGTTGCCATCATTCACGGCGGAAAGATATATTGCACCCTGACCGTCCTCGGAGAAGTGCCACCACCACCACCGCCCAGCAACGTAGACATGCAGGCAATCACCGTAACCGGCGAGATCACCGCAGATAGAAAGCTACGGGTATTTATCACCGACCCGAACAACCTACCACTGGATGTAATCGTGGTGAACGGGAAACAGTATGGTAACACTTAGCACCGTCATAAAGCAGGGCGGGCTATTCAAACGCAAAGACGAACACCGCACCATCCCCGATGATGGCGGGCAGTACTGGCAACTTAAGGCAGATCAAGATGTGTATCCTAATGGAATGCCGCGCCAGTTTTCGGAAGGCAATAAGCCCAAGTATCCCTACCCAGCCGTAGCAAATAAAACATGGGGGATCGTCACCAATTACGCAGGTAGAGGGTATGACTACATCGAAGTTCCCGACGAGTGGCAATGGTTCTTCTATCACTTCTGGAACTGGGCAAGTGATTACAACCTGCCAGCCGGTAGAGTAGAAGGAACCTACACCCGCCCAGGCAATATCCGTACCTTCCTGAACGTGACCCCCGGATCAAAACTATGGGTATACGTCAACACGACCGAGGCACACCGCAGCCATACTGACAGCGACTCACGCGAAGCCGGGCGCCGTTGCGTAGTGACACAAAGGAACATGGATAACCCGAAGCCGTGGAAGTGGTTATCAAGACCGTGCGCCCGAGCCATCGTAAAAGAGAAGCGCGACTTAGGATCTGAAATAGAAGTGTATGCGCTGGATATGCTGAAGCCACCACCCGACCCCAGCCGCCTTGCCATCCATGAATATTACTGGATGAACGAACAGACCACCATCCTGCAAGCCAACAAACGCTACAAAATATCGAACTACCCCCAGATCGAAGAAGCAAATGAACTATGGGGATACCCCCTAACCGGAACGCCCGCCCCGTTGGTTACATGGGGAGGAAGTTTTCGGATCAAGAAATCAGCCTGCACCTTGATGAAGCCGGGGCAGGTATGGACGCCATACCAATAAGGCAAGATGTACTGCTATATCTGCGGACGCATTCAGGACTACGACCTATCCGGCTTGTGTATTCATTGCCGGGCAGAAGTGCGGCGCAACAATGAACGGGTATGGCACCTATCCTTAATACGGGATGCAGAAAAGTTTTGCCCAGTGTGGCTACGTCAATTATTGGAGCTAGCGCGATGAGTGGAGAATTCTGGACGACCGAAGAACTGAACGACCTACTGAAAGCGTGGAGGAATAGGCGGGCAGATATTAACGTTAATGTATTTGCAGAAGAATACGCCTTTGGGAACCGGAGCGTAGCCGCAGTAAAACAAAAGTTACTGTCTATGCCGGATCGACACACACCACCCAGCACACGCACCCCCTGGACCAACCCGCCGAGACTGACCGGCAATACCTTTGTACTGATGGACGCGCAGATACCTTTTCATCACGCCGAGTTTATCGACCGGTGCCTAACCGTATGCAAGCGCCACAACATCCGGCAGATGGTATTAGGCGGCGACGCCATCGACCTGAATTCATTTAATCAATTCGCACCCAACTTCGAGAACGACGATAAGCGCGTGATCGACAGCAAGAGCGCAACCGCTTTACTTGACTTTGCAAAAACCCTACCCGCAGAGCAGCGCATGGAATTAGAGGACATGGTAGCAGATGCCGAACGCGAGAACGGGGTAAGCAGTGAAATCAAAGAGAGCAGGCAAGTATTACGCAGCTTTGAAGACCACTTTGACTCTATACTCTGGATCATGGGAAACCACGAGCAGCGCATCTTGCGGATACTTCAGAAGATACTACCCGTGGAAACCCTAACTACCCTGTTCGGTGCAGATAATCCCAAGTGGACGGTATCACCTTACTACTACTGCGAACTGGAAAGCGCGGGAGAGGAATGGCGGATCGAACACCCGGTAAACAGCGGAAAGGGTAGTAGCAAGAAACTGGCACAGAAGTTCGGTAAGCATATTGTTATGGGGCACAACCACCATTTCAGTATCACCACCGAAGCCAGCGGAAAGTATTACGCCATCGAGCCGGGAATGGGGATGGACGAGAGCCGTATGGCATACTCCGCCCAGCGCAGTAATTCGGCAGATACCCACATCGTGGGCGCTTTGATTATCCACAACGGGAAACCTACCCCGCTGAACAGATTTACAGATTGGGATCTACTGGCATAGAAAGGATTACAAATGAAAATCGGAGCATTGTATTTATTTGACAACTGTTTAGCCGCATGGCATTGGTCGTGGTCTATAACGTGGAGATGGGTATTGCAATACCAGAGATGGCACGGGGAGCGTTTGGGATTTTATTGGATGCCGCACCATGGACGCGCAGGTGGTTTAAGTTGTGGGTTCAATACAAGGCTGGGTGGCATACACTTTCAATCACAACTAAATTGTGAACGAAAGCAAGAGATACCACTCACAACCAAACAGTTTTACAAAGACATGGAAACGCTTCATAAATTAGTAGAGCAGTTATGATATGCGGAAAGATGCAGGGATTACTTATCAGGAAGACACTGGCAAGGAGCGCCAAAGACTTAGCCGCCGCCCGCCGTGCCTTGCGTCGGCACGTAGAGACTTGCGACTTTTGCATGAAGCAGTATAATAAAGTCAGGAGAAAGAAGCGATGAGAGATAAATTTGATAAAGACTTTAGCTTATTGAATGAATTAGTTAGTAAACACAAAACCGTTCGCGCGACCGTTACCATTAGTAATTCAGAAGATGAAACAGGTAAGGTGAAATACCAATACCGCACAGGCGTAACTCTTACGGGCGTGGAAGTTTGGGAAGACATAGACCCTGACACCATCCTTGTATTAGGCGCAAATAATTCGGCGGCTAAAATTGTAAACTTAGGCGCAGAGAATACCGATTGAAACCTTTATGATTTGTGCTATAATGCCAAGTGTGCACAGGACGTTTACTGCGGAGTAATCCGTGAGCCGAGGGAAAATAGCTGAACAGAGCGAACAGCCAGTAAACCATCCGAATAAATAAGTACGACCGTCCGACAGACGAGAAATCGCGGGACGCCCTTTGTGGCGTCCCGCTTTTTTTATTTCCAAGATTGGAGGAACCACCCAATGACAGGCTTTATTCCAGATGCCGACGAGCTAGAGACTGACCCCTCTACCGCCGACACATCCGCTGACACCTCCCAAGAGGAAGGACAGGAACCGGAACCGCAGAAGGAAACCCCGCTTACCCTTGACCAGATCCGCGGTATCGCACGAGAAGAAGCGACACGGATCGCACAGAGCCAAGTTGCCAAAGGTGAGAACCGCATCCAGGGATACATTCAGCAACAGATCGCCGCACTTCAGCAGACCAAAACCCTGCTTGGATTGAGCGATCAGCAGGTAGCCGCCGCGCAAGACAAGATCATACGGGACGCATATACCCAACAGATCGACGGGGCAGGTCAGCCCACAGCGCAGCAGTACCAGCAACAGCCTGAAATGCACCCAGCTATCGAAGCCGCGCTTGCCATGATGGAGGCGCAGGGCACCATCGTAGAAGAAGGTGATCCCGAATTCGAGAGCATCCGCCCATTGTTAGCCGCTGGTGATTACCGCAATTTGATCGCCACCACAAAGAACGCAATGGCGCAGAAGACGCTAAGACTCCAATCACGGAAAGGAAAAGCCACCGTCCGCGCACCAGGCGGAGCGAGTGGACAACCTGAAACTGATACCGACATCTCCAACATTACGGACAGCAAAGACCTGTACCGGATTGGCTCTCGCCAGGTATATGCTGGGGGTCGGCGCAAATAGGAGAACCTAACCCATGACCACAACCCTTAACGACTATTTCAAACAGTCGCGGGATCCCATTCAGAAAGGTTTGATGGCGGACTTGCTTCGCTACTCTGACTTGATGAAAATGGTACCCATCGAAGACATCGAAGGCTTGCGCATCTCGGCTACCCGTTGGCAGACCATGCCCTCGGTTGCCTTCCGTAAGTACGGCGCAGGCTACACCGAGTCTACCGGCACCGTTGAAAACTTCACTGAAACGCTGGCAATTCTCGGCGGCGACGTGAAAGTAGATCGCCTTGCGAACAAAGGTACCTTCATCGAAGATCCGCTTGTCACGCAAATGCAGATGAAGGCGAAGGCGCTTGCCTTCAAGTTCAATGACACGATCATTAACGGCGACCACGCCACCGATGCCGACAGCTTCGAGGGCTTGAAGAAGCGCGTCAGCAATATGCCCAGCCGCCAAACCCTTGACCTGGCATCCAGTGGCGACGCCCTGAAAGTGCTTGCCAGTACCGCCAACGAACACGCCTTCCTTGACGCGCTTCACGAAGCGATCAAGAAAGTGGACGGCGCAACCGCCTTCCTGTGCAACGAAGCAACATACCTCGGCTTGGGCAAAGTCCTTCGCCGCTTGGGATTGCTCGAAACCAAAACCGATGCTTACGGCAACAAGTGGGACGCCTTCAGTGGTGTACCCCTCGTCGACGTTGGCTTGAAGTCTGACAAATCCACCGAGATCATCACCTCCACCGAAGACCCCGGCGACGGCGGCGGCGATGGTACCAGCATCTATGTTGCCCGCTTCGATACCGACGATGGCGTTCGCGCCATTCAGTTGAAGGGCACGAAGGGTCCGAACGTCTACGACCCCCTCAACGGCGGAGAAATGGAAGCCGGTCCGCAGTATTTGCGCCGCATCGATTGGCCCCTCGGACTGTTCCACAAGTCGCAGTATTCGATTGCCCGTATCAAGGGCTTCAAGATGGCTGCGAGCTAAGGAGAAAATACCATGAGAGACACTAACCTTCTCTTGACCGATGCCACCATTTCCGCCGACGCCTTCGCCGCCAGTGCTTTGAACTTGGACGGCGCACCTTCCGAGGGTATCTGGTTGCAGTTCGTTATCACCAAGACCGGCGCAGATTCCGATGAACGCTTGGACATCACCGTCTACGGCAAGGACACCGACTCATCCTGGGCGACGACCGACACCCCCCTGAACCGCCTTGCCACAATCGGCAGCGGGCTTGCCACCTCTGGCGTGTTGATCCGCTACCTCTTGGTTCAAACCAAGTTGAACTACATCAAGCCTTACTACGATGTATCCGGCACCACCCCCGGCTTCAGCGTGGTTTGTGCGGTTGTCTCTGGTCCTGACCAGTGGCAGACCGGCGCGCTTTCGTAACCTAAAAGGCTGGGGCAGATCACCTGCCCCAGCCTTACCCATTTTTGGAGATTGGATATTCCCATGAGATTTCGAGTCACTACCCCGAACCAGCAATATCAAGGCAAAGCCGCAGGCGTACTGTTCAACGAAGGGCAGGCGATTGTAGACAGCGACCTACCCAATGGCACAGGCAAGCCGACTGAACACGTCATTATTGAATTGCAGGAATTTGGGTACAACATCGAACCCATCGACGAGGAAGCCCGCTTCTTCCTTCACGGCAAGCCCGCAGAAACAGAAGAACCCGAAGAAGAATTATCTATCACCACCGCGACGATCTCTGCTGCCGCCCCGAAAGCCCGGCGCGTGGTACCCAAAAGTAAAAAGGTGTAACCCATGGCTCTCACGCTTGCAGACCTTGCCCGGCGTGTGGCAAACAGAATTACAGACGTAATTCAAGGTACTGCCAGCGCAGGGAGTGCTACCACATTGACCGACACCAGCCTGAAGTATTCAGACGGATACTTTACTGGCGGTACGGTCTTTTTCCTATCCGGTACCCACGCAGGAAAGTATGCCGTAGTAACCAACTTCTCGGCGGGCGTGGTGACATTTGCTACCATGACCACCAGCGTAGGCACATGCCGCTATGCCATCATTGATAAGACCTTCCCCCTTAACGACCTACTCCGCGCCTGCAACAACGCCATACAGGACGATGTAGTAAAGATCACAGGCACCGACGAAACCCTGACCGGCGACGGCAGCACCGTGAAGTTCACCATCCCCAGCGGAGTGAGCGACATAAAGGGCGTGGAATTCGTGAACACCCTGACTACTCCGTACCTCGTCACCCCGAGCCATCACTGGAAAGAACGAAACGGGGAATTGATATTCGAGCCGGGACCAGGCTGGGTCAACTACAACGCAGCCGCAAATTCTTTATTTGCCCCACCAGACGACCACAACATCCGGCTACTGTACCGCAAAGAACACACCGAACTTACCACCTACTCGGACGCCATCGACACCGAGATAAACGAGAACTGGCTGGTGCTACGCGCCGCCGAAGAAGCCCTGCTATGGGTGATCCGTACACGCGGAGAGAACCCCGCCCAACGCTTCGCAGAATTCTTACAGGACGTGCGCGAGAAGATGCAACGAGTACGCCCCATGCGTAGAATTGACGTGATCGTAAGGACGGCATAAATGGCAGCCATCCGAGTAAGCCCCACCGTAGAAAAGCCTAGCCATCATATCGCCCTGCAAGACAAGAACGGGAAGAAGATCGGCTTAATCCTTTGTGACTCACAAGGGAAGATCAGCCCACAGTTCAACGTAAACGCATTGGAACGCACCGCCCTAAAGACAACATCGGGCGCGTCAACCTACTCGGATTATCAATACCCTTACGCACCCATCACACAGGACGATTGGAGCGGAGGACGGGCAAACCTTGACTTCGAGCGCGACAGTACCCGCTTCTATGACTCATTCCGTATGCGTACAGGCAGAGCAAATAAAGCCTTTCATGGACCACAGGAGCAATTCACCAGCGGATACCGAGGGTTAAACCAGAGTACACCGGGCGATGTCACCTTTATACAACTGACAGAAAACGCCCGTATTATCGCAAAACGATTTCAAGCAACCAGCGCGTACACCGCCGCCCTTGCGTGGATCATTGCCCGCAGGAGAGGCACCCCCGGAAACCTGACGATTGCCATTCATTCAGATAGTGCGGGCGTAGTAGGTACAAGCCTTACCAGTGTATCCGTAGCAAGCACACGCCTGGCAGATGTATTAAGTGAGTGGTTATCTGAAACAATAAACTACGCCCTTACCAGCAGCACCTACTACTGGATCGTACTTACAGCAGACGCGGACGACACGACCGATGATTGCTGGATGGTTGCAGTAAACAACGCATCGGGAAACACGTACACCAGCACAGACGGCAGCGCCTACACCAGTGCCAGCTTCGACCTGTACTACCGCATTACCCCGAGTAATTCCAATAAATCGACTATCTTCTTTGAATACAAAGACGCGCAGTATATGGTTGTGTCTGGTGAAAGCGGAGCGCCGAGCCTGTATATCAACGGCGACCGAGGCACAGCAGACCCTAACGCTGGGCAACTCACCAAACTAATTGACGCAACAAAAGCATGGACTACGAACCAGTGGGCGGGTTGCATCGTGCTTATCTCGGATGGCACCGGCAGGCTGGAAGCTACACCCTACCGAACCGTAGCATCTAACACCGCTACCGAACTGATCTTTAGTGACGCCTGGACAATCACCCATGACATTACGACCGAGTACATTATCCTCGGCGCGAACACATGGACAGAGATTACCGGGCACGGACTGACCGCGCCGGTTACAGATGTATTGGTATCTACCCGAGGCGTGATCTACTTCGCACAGGGCGATAGTGTCAATATCCGCAGGATGCAATTCGCCACCGCCGCAGGGGTATGGACGCAATCACAAGCGGACGATGGCGCCAATAAAGCGGTATTCCTTGCCTACAAACAACAAGGGCAGAAGATTGTAAAGGCTAGTAATTCCGATGGCAGTACGAATGTATCGGTCAATCAGGCAGACCCGCAGAACTGGGGCACAGACCTAACCTTTGGCACGGCAGTAAATGTAGGTTCAAAGTACCGGCTTATCACAGGTATGGAGATATACCCCGACTTGGACGGAAACGAGGCTATCTGGGTGTTCAAGGTTGATCTTCCGTGGGTTGTACCTACATCCGGTACATCTTTGGGAGTACCATACCCATACAACCTATCCGAAATGGAAACAGTACGAAGCCCCAAGAACGGCGCGGCAACACTCGTACATAATGTATATCTATACTTCTCGCTTGGCAATGGATTGGAACGCTATTACGGCGGCAACCTTGACGACCTCGGACCGAACCGAGAAGAAGGATTACCCACCGAGCGGCAGGGACCCGTTGTAAAAATGCTGGGGTACCCCGGTAAATACTTCGCCATCGTAGACGCGGGAAGCACAGGGTACAGCAGTATTCTTGTACGTGAAGGCAGCGGATGGCACGAACACTACCGGGCACCGAAGGGCGTCCGCTTGTATGCGTTCGGATTTCAGCCCATCCCCGGATCAACGCCGGATCGAATGTGGATTTATCAAGGGAACGATGTAATCTGGTTGCCATTCCCGAGTGACACCACAAACGAACTACAGGACAGCACCTACCTCTACACCCATGAAGCGGCGCTGGTTCTATCCCGTATGCACGCGGGAATGTTTGACGTACAAAAGGTCTTACGGTATGTCAAGATCCAAAGCGAAAATCTTAGCCGGGGTATACGCAAGGTTGAACTGGATTACCGCCTGAACGAGGATACAGCCTGGACGCCGCTGGAAGAAATATTCGAGGAAAGCCCCACCCAGCGCATCGACTTGATCGGGCAATCTGGTTTGATCGGAAAGCGTATTCAGTTCCGTATTCGCAGCTACACCACCGACGCCAGCGTATCGCCTATCTTGCTTGCGTTCATTGCCGAAGCAGTAATCCGCACCAGTGTAAAGAACCAGTACAGCATCACCTTCCGACTCATGGACAACGCCGACACCCTCAACGGTATGAGAGAGCCAGAGGGCGAGAGCGACCCCATGGAACTATTACGGCAGTTGCAAGACTGGGCAGACGATAGCAGCGAAGGCGGATTGCTTCAGATGGAAAGCGTTAGCAGGCTATATCACGACCGCATGGTATTCCTCAACCCTATCAACGTGCAGCAGATGAGTATAAAAACCGACCCACAAAAGGACGGGACGACAGAAGTATTCGTATGCACCACCAGCTTACAGGATGCGTAGAAAATGGCAAAGGTAAAGAAGAACGTATTCTTAACCGGGCGCAAGAGTAAAAAGATAAAGATACCTTTTGCCCGCCCCACCAAGATCAGTATGCCAGAGCCAGCCCATATCATTCAAGGGCAACCCGCGGGCAGTAAAGAGGAATGGTGGACTAGCCAAGCCTTAGAACGACTGGGGTTTGAATACCAATATCAGTACTCGGTATTCGGCGGGCGCAGTGTGCGCGGCGGGCAAATGCTGGACTTCCTCGTATACACGCCGGGGAAGTGGACTATCGTAGACGTACTGGGTGCGTACTGGCACACAGGTAAAAACGAAGACCGGCTTTCTATTCAGAAGGTAGTGGTCGAGAAGAAGTGGAGACTGGTAGAGGCGTGGGATTACCTTATACCTAGTTTAGATAAAACAATATCATTCTTGCGTGCCAGGCTGGGCACAGGATAAGGTGAAGCATGACATCAACATCAGAAGCAATCATACAAGAAAACCCCGTACCCATTGATCTACCCGTTATCACAGCCGGGGAAGATTACGAATTCGAGTTCCAGATCCTTGACGACAACGACGAGCCGCAGGATACGACCGGATGGAGTATGGACATAAAGGGGCGGTACGACGACGAGAACGGCGAAGTAGCCTTTACATTAAGTACGGGAAGCGGGATTACCCACACCCCCGCCTCGGGTCGCTTTACCTGCCTGATCGCAGCCGCTACCACCGCCCTCTTTACCGCACCTTATATTATGTGGGACTGTAAGACCACCGACTCTACCAGCAAAATCAAGTACCCATTCATGGGCACGTTCAAAATACGCCAGCCCATTACGAGGTAAGCCATGAAGGTAAAAGTATCTTACACAGAATTCAGCGCCAACGTGCCGCGCAAGGTATCAAAGGTCTACCGCGTCATTCCTTTTGGTATCCCTTCAGGTATTACCAGCGATGTCATCACACAGAAAGGCGGATTGATTGCAGGCACGGCAGCCGGATCAGTTGCAGAACTACCCCCCGGAAGTGCGGGACAATACCTTACCCCGGACCCTACCAGCGCGTCGGGATTGAAGTACGAAACCCCCAGTATTTCAGTTAGCGACTCGTCCAATTTTCTTATCAATGGTGGGTTTGCGATTGCACAGAAGCAAGCACCCGGAACCTTGACCACAATATCTGATATGGCAATCAGCGCCGACCGATGGCGCATTACACGCGAGAACGCAGACCTGCAATACCAACGTAATGATGCCAGCGGCGAAAGCGGATTGACGACTAATTATTACGGGCGTTACAAGAAGATAACAAATGCCGGTAAGTTCATGGTAGTACAACCTATCATATCGCGCACGTCCATAGGGCTACGCGGACGGACGGTTATCTTCCAGTTGAAAATGAAAGCCAGCAGCGCCAAGACTATTAGAATGGCAGTGATCGAGTTGGGATCTGGTGGAACCTTTGACACCTTGCCAGCTTCCATCGTAACCGCATGGAACGCAGACAGCACCGACCCGACACTGGGATCAAACTTAGCGGTTATCACAGCCACGCAAAGCAAAAGTGTATTGACCACCTGGGCGAATTACTCGGTATCTGTCACCATCCCAGCGGCATCGAAAAACGTACTTGTTGCTATATGGACTGATAGCGACTTTGCCGTAAATGACACTTTGGATATAGCGGAAGCCGGGCTATACATTGGGTCGCAGACTTTGGCATGGGCAGAAAAAGAACTTCCTACTGAGATTGCGGAATGCCGAAAGTTTATTTACAAAACATTTGCATTAGATACAGCGCCAGCGCAAAACGCTGGGGTATCCGGTTCGTTAGTATGTATCGCTGGTAAGGCGGGCGCGACCGCCAGCGGAGCAGTGGCAGTACTTAGATTTCCTACGCCTATGTTTGGAACCTTGACCACTACAACGTATAACCCCGCCGCCGCCAACGCACAGATGCGCGATGTAAGTATTACTGCCGATTGTTCTGCTACTGCCGTAGGTGCCGGGTATTCAAATTCAGAGGCAGTTATTGTGACAGCAACAGGAAACGCATCTACGGCGGTAGGTAATATTATTGAAGTGCATTTACTGGTTGAGTCTAATTTCTAGTACACCCGTATATCATTCGACGAAGTGATAGATTGGTGTATTGACAAGTGAATTGAAATAAGTATAATAACTTATGTCTTAGTACAAGACACCTTACTTCAAACAAAATTTGCCGCGTAAGACAAAGCGCGTGGACAGCCACGCGAAAACCCCCAAGTTTAATACTTGGGGGTTTTGGTTTATCTTCTCAGAACAGGCAGGGCTTGCCCGTCTGTGGTGATGTTGACTTGACGGATGAGGCGCAGGAGTAGGGCATTCACTATCTTAGGATCGTCGTCTAGCATCCATTCGGGGAGATCGTCTAATAGTTCTTGTGCTTCTTCGAGGCTGATCTTGAAGGCGTGACGGTCTACGCTTTGCCGGGCACGTTGGGCTTCGGTATCGCGTAGGGCTTTCATCTTTGCGTCTATGTCTTTTATCTTAGCTTCGGCTTCTTGGATGGTGTAGACGTTTGACTCATAGGCTTGTTGGATGCGCTTACGTTGCCGGTCCAGATCCTGCACGGCGGCATGGGTGGAGATAGGCGCTTCGGGTTCTTGTTCATCGTTCGGGTCTACGGTACGCAGCAGGGATTGAATAGCGGGCGGGACAACCTGCTTTATATCCGCGTCGTGGATCACAACCTTATAGCAGGACGGGCAGGAGTAGCGCCCTTCCTTACGGCGCAGGCGGTGCCCACATTCGGCGCAGTGTAACATTCCAGACCACGGATACCGCGCCACCGCAGGGAGAGAGGCGCGACGCTCGAACTCGGAGAGGATGGCAAGGTAATCATCCCATGAATAAAGCGGGACATGCGCCCCATCCTGCATGTAGGGCGTGGAATTTTGTACCAGCTTCGCGCAGAGTGTGATAAAGAGTTTGGATTTTATACAGGGTTTTATCTTCTGGTTCTGGTTCAGAGGGAAGTAAGCCAGCCATACGGTAGACATCTTCTGGGGGTACACGCAAGACAGACGCAATGCTATTACAAAAACTTATACCCGGTTCTCGCTTACCGGATAAGACCGAGCTAACCATAGCAGGGCTTACTTGTGCCCGCTTCGACAGGTCCGCTTGCGACCATCCCTTTTCGACCAGCCTACTATTCAACCAACTTACGAATAATTCATTCACTAAAGTAAACATTATATATATCCTTCTTTCACATAGGTAAACAATAAATTTACTACTTGACAAGAACTTAATAAGAGTGTATATTCACACGTGTGAACGATTTATTTACAAAAGGAGAATAGCGATGATTGAAATGACCACTACCCAAAGAGAAGGAATGACCAAATTTCACAAGCGAGCCGAAGCCGCGTATCGCGCCGCAGGCGACAACAAGAACGCAGAGGCGGCAAGGTTGAGAGCCGAGAGCCTTATGCCCCAAGAAGCACTTGTGAACGTAGAAGCGTTTCGAGGACTTACACACGAACGCAACGTACTTCGCAAGGGGCTGGAAAAGATCGAGCTTAAAGCGAAGTACGCCACAAGAGGGCACGATCAGGATTGCCCTTGTGCAACATGTGAAACTTTGCGCGATGTGAAAAAAATTATCGCGGAGAGCGAGGAATAAATGGACAACACAAAAACCAGCCCACCCACAGCCAAGCCAGCCGGTATCAGTTTGTACGACCTGCAGCGCGAATACTTGAAACGCAAAGCCGAAGAACTGACCGAGCGAACCGGCAAACCCGTAAGCGCCAGCAAGGTTAATCAGATGTTGATTGACGAGGCGATGAAGAAAGAGCAAGGCAAGAAATGACCCACTTACTTGAAAGGATAAAGCGATGGAAAGCGAAGAGGAATACATACAAGGTTCCTACTTACTTAGTCGTTAAAGGAGATAACTATGGGTCTTACTAGAAACCTCAAACGAACAGGCGCAGCCGCTCACTACGAGAAGAAAGAAATCCGCGATGAGATCGAATGGCAGAGTGCCCAATTACGCAAAGCCAAAGAGCAAGCCGACTACAAGGCAGAAGGAACGCTCATGGTTGAAATGATCGAGAAGTATGGCGACGCGTTCATAGCGTGGTACGACTCCCCTGCTATTCCTCAAAACGGCTACGCCAAAGATCGGATTGAACTTATCCATGCGTGGGTTGCCCGGCAGGAGTTGAACGCCAAGCCGGTGACGTGGCACACAGACGAAATCCCCGCCACCTACCGCGCAGTATGGACAGACGAACCCGGCATTACCCGATTTGAAAAG